AAAGCTGCTCATAGAAGTCCGGGGAAGCAACAACCCAGCGACCTTCCTCGGGGACGTTTTCGTCGTCCAAGAGGCGAGCCATGCGGGCCAGAACGTCCAGCGGATCGGTCTCACCAACACCAAGGTCAATGGAGCCAGCACCGTCATAGACGCCTGCAGCGAACTTGGTGGCGCTGTCTGCACCGAGGATATGATCAGGCGCCGAGGACGCAAGACCGGCTTGCATCTTAGCCATCACACCATGGTCAAAGGCGTCACGAAGAGCGTAGGCTGCAGAGCTGGAGGCCACTTCCTTGAAGTTCACATGGGACATGGAGGTTTCAATGTCGTCCACGATGAACTTGAAGGCGTTAGCCGTATCAACAACCAGCGTGATCTCTTGGTCGGTGAGATTGGTCGAGGTCACATCTTGGCCGCGCTCATACTGATAAACAGTAATCGTCGGCTCTTTGATGATGCGAACGCTGTCACCGAAAGCAGAGATTTCACCTGCGTAGTCCGTGTTGGTGATAGCTTCAACAACAGACGCCTTACGGAAGAAGTTAAGAACCTTCTTGCTGTAAACGGCAGGCAGGAAGAACGAGTTAGCTTGTCCCGAGACCGAGTTTGCAAAGTTAGCGTTAGTATCGGTAGCCGGTTCAAAGTATTGGTCAGAAACATTATAAGCCATTATAGACTCCTAAAAAGACAAGTAGTTTAAGAAACCACCCTGCCTTCACGGATTGCTAGATCAATCTCTTGTTCGTATTTATCGTAGTCATCCATAGACAGAGAGGCAATTTCCCGCTGTGTCCAAATCTTCGGCTGTTTCGTATCAACATTGGTAGTTTTAGTTGAAACAAAGTCTGCAGCAGAAGTTCTGGCAGATTGTGAACGACTCGTCTTAGGCTTCGGAGCATTAATATTAATGCCATTTTCCATCTTATAAAGATCGATAGCACGGCTAGCAAGAGAAACATTGTCCGGGTTATTGTAAATCCAACGCTGAATTTCTTCAGGCTGTTCTTTGGCCCAGGCATGAAACTGCTCGTCGCCGCGAATGTCCTCAAAGTCGGGGTGCCGCTCGCGCAGTTTGGTTTCTGCTTCGCGCCGCGCAAACTCAGCTTCACGCTCTTCAATAGCTCGGAGCTTTTCTTGAAGGGCATTTACCTGATCTTGGCTGCGCAAATGAGCAACAGTCTCGACCGTTTCATACAACTCAGGATATTTGGATTTAAACTCTTCAAGGTCTTCTTGGCTGCGCGGAGGCTGGTACTGAGGTTGTGCCGACTGCGCTTTTGCTAGAAGTTCTTGCTCTCGTTGTTTAAACTCAGCAATCTTGTCGTCGTAATGCTTTTTGAGGTCGTCGTATCTCTTTTTATAATTGGTGCGTGGCCGCTGTTCTTGTTTGGTTTGAGGGGTCTGAGGTTCTTCTGAAACCTCTTGAGTAGCCTCTTCTTCAAAGAACAACGAATCCGCTTTGCCCCGCGAAGGTGCATCTGGCGTGTGCCAGTCTTTGCGGGCGTTGTACGGATTAGCTATACGCTCCTCTACTTCAGTCATCGTTCACTCTCCTTTTGGGGCTTGTGTTGTCTTCAAGGTAGCCATGCTAGTCGCGTTTCTAACACAGGGCTTGAACTTACAAGGTGGCCTCAAGGTTGATATATTTAAGATAAGGGGGGATTATTCCGTAGCCTTATCGGGTCATTAGGCTGGGCATGCGGTTAGCATTTAGCATCTGCTTCTTCAACTCTTCTTCGGACATGTAGTCCGTTGCAAGTTTCCGCTCAGTTTGCATAGGGTCATCAATTAGACCACCAACAGCCTTTCGCATCAAACCACCATCATAGGCCCGTTCTGCGTCATCCATCATAGTTTGCAGATTGTCGGCACCAATTTGATCGGTAGCTTTTTTGGTGAATACAAATTCACCGTCCGAAAGCCGCGCAGGAATAGAATCAGACGTTCCATTCCCTGGGCCTTCTACTTCGCCTGCGCCAGAAAACTCTGACGAGGCTAAGATTACTTTGTCGAAGATCATGCTAAGACGATCATCAGACTCTAGGGCATTCATAAGATAATCTAGTTCATCATCTTCTAGGCTTTCGCCCATAACATACTCGACAAAATCATCTTCCATTTCTTCGTCGGGCGCCTGAGAATCCATAACATCCTCCATGTCTTCTGGAGGAATATTGGGGTAGGTATCCTCAGGAACGCTCTGCATTTCAACAGGAACAAGCAGCGCACCACTATTCATCATTTCATCTTCATTCATGGTCTTTTTCCTTTCGCGCTACGTTCACACTGTCTTTAAGTTTAAGCAGGTTGTCCAGAGAATTCACCTTCCCCTGGCGCCGGTACACTTCCAGTTCCGATGTTGCCACCACCAGTCCCTGTAGCTCCAAGTTCCGTTGATACACCAGGAACTCCTTCAGGGCCTCCCATAGCTCCGGGTTGTTGACCAGCGGCGAGAGCTTCTGGGCTAGTTGCTTGTCCAACATTATTTTGCATTCCTATAATTTGTGCAGCGATTGCAGCCTCTTCGGGGTCGTTAAGGATTTCGTCAGGGTCCAAATCAAGGCTGTAAGCCAGCTCAGAAATAAGTTTGGACATTTTGACAAAGGGTGCAATAGCCGGATTCTGAGCCGTCTGAAGGAACATAGTCAACCGCTGGGACCGGACTTCTTTCTGCATTAGGCTATTTGTGCCCTGGGCTTTAATCTCTAGGTCGCCTTCGGTATTGATATTACCTTCAAAGAACTGCATGTTCCACTGGAAGTATGCTTGGCCTAGAGGCTTAAGAAGAAAGTCGTCTAGGTTCTTAACCACAGTCTTGATGTTTAGGGAGGCGGCTCCAAGCAACATAGACATGCCTGAAGCCGTCCGGGTCATCGACTGTACGCCGGTCATACCATGAGAGTAACTGGGAATTCCTGTTTGTTCGTCGGCAAGCTGCCGGAACTTGTCGAACATCATCATGTTTTCTTGTGAAGTGTTGGGGAACTTCAGGCCGTGGATTGCTTGTCCCGGCATCCCTGCTTGGCGGCGGAATACTTTACCGGGGTAGATTTCCATCGACTGTCCGCCAGCCAACATAGACTCATCTACGTCAAAGACTAAGGAGCCGCTTAGAGCCAGATTATCAATAGCCATGCGAGCATGACCATTCATAATTTGCTGGCTGTCGTTCATGTTTTCTGCGACACCGATCCCAAAGAAGGAGTAAGGATTCCGCTCATAAGGGAATGCGTTGTATGGAATCCGGGCAGGAGTAAAGGGGTTGATAACAGACCGTAAAACTTTACCATTACAAACCCAGGCGTTAATTTGGATTTCGTCCAAGTCATCAACGCTTTCGTCGATTTCCATACCAACTTCGCGGGCGTATTCAGCATCCATAACGCCCCAATACTCCAAGACTTCAAACTTTGAAGATGCGATGCTGTCGGTTCGTTGGTCATCTTTGAGTTCAAGCTCGTAGTCTTGTTCAACATAGTTGGGCCCTAAAACTAGGCACTCTCGGATCGCATCTTTATCAAAGTAAGGCATTTTGCCCAAAGCTCGGAGCTGCGAGCGGTTGAGCTTGTGTCGATGAACAATATACTCACATTCTTCGATTGTCGTGGCATTCGGATCAGGGAAAAAGTCCCAGATGGAAACGAATTCAATGCGAGGTACACGGACAAACAAAGGATCGTAAGTACGCCCTTCTTCCCCGTCAGTCCAGCGATGAAGAGTTTTGTTGAAGTTGAACGGGCCTTTAATGATTCCGGTGCCAAACAGAGAGGCTTCGAAGATTGCATTGCGTAATTCACTGGAGCCGTTCGATTCGTCAATCTGATCGTGAATGAGTTTTTCCATCTGTCGCGCAGCGCTTTGAGCAGGCATACGCTCAGGAACTTGCGGATCAGGAACAGCCCCTTCTTGAAAGCGACTAGCATTATCTTCAATAAGTTTATCAAGGTAGCGTTTCGCAGAAGAATAAGTTGCGCCGGGGGCTAGGGTACGCCCATCGCCCTCATAACCAACATCAAAGGGGTTTTCAAGTTTTTGAGGGCTTTCAATAGTTATTGGGGTTGCAGAGCTGGATTCTAAGTCTGGCGTCTGTTCGTTAGTAAGATGAATATACTCTGCTACGCCCTCAGGTATTTCAGTCTCTGTAACCCCAATAGGAAACTTCCCAGTCCCAAAGACAACATCAATTAACTGGCCGTAAGCCGCCAAGACTTTAGTCTTAGTAATCTTAATAAATACTCGGGACTTCTCAGACTCTCGGAACCGTACATTCTTTGGATAAATACCACGGAAATTGTGGTAAGCAGTAATCCAACGATTCTCGTCATGGTCTCGGGCCATCTGAGATTCATAGTAACGAGACTCAATAAGCCCTGCTAGATTTGAGCGCAGATTCTCTTCTAGGTTCAACTGCATGCCATCTTCATTTTCAACCTGCTCAAAATAAAGATTGTTTGCAGAAGAATCTAGCAGGGTTACGTTGTCGTTAGTTTCTGCCATAAAGTTTAATATCCAAAGGTACTATCTGCCGGTTGGAAGTGCTGCTCGCGCTGGAACTCACGCATGCGACTCATAGGGTCTTGAATCCTCGGCCTAGACATAATCAAATAACGTAAGGCGTCGTATGCGTGGTCCGAAGCATGAGTATCAACATCCTCCGGGTTTGATTTATCCAGAGGAATACTTTGAAGCTCGCGTATCAGGTTAGGGCATGTATTAAATATTTGGAGTCGTGGCCTACCGCTTTGCTGTAGCTTCAAGTATTCATGGATTTGTATTTTACCTGCAATACGATTCTTGTCTGCAGGTCGTAGTTTGTGTCCTGCCCTTATTAGGGCTTCTGCGATTGTGGGGCCCGTGTGTCCTGTTCTTGACCAACAAGCCGTATCAAGAACTCCAGAGATTGACATGGGGTCAGAGACTTCCATGTTAGTTAGCATCATGGCTAACTCTTCTCCGGTCATTCCCTTGCGGTACAGTTCCCTATAGATTATAAGGGTACCATCACTCGGGTCTACTGCACCCCATACACAACAAGACTCAGAGGCGTAACCGTAGTCAATACCTTTAATTCTTTGCCAATGCAACGGAATTTCAAAAGGTATAACAACATGCACGGGCGGACTAAACTCAGTAAAGGCTGCGCCCTCTGCAACATCCCAGTTGCCTTCTAGTAACTGTTTGCGCTGTACGTCCGGCAAGGACTTGAGCATTTGCTCGTAGCGGCCATCGGTAGCTAGGTACGGATTATCATCTAGTCTTGCGGGGATGAATTTCCGCGTGATTCCATCAGCGCCTTTAAAGCCATTGTTGGGCGGTGCCGGATCAATATATCGCTTCTTGACCCAATGCGCCCCAATACCCCCTGGGTTAGCCGTGCAACGCATGTACGGAACAATTTCGGGGTCTGTAGTCCTGAGTCGGGATGCAAGATAATTCCATCCAAATTCGGTTGCTTGGTGCGTAATTTCGTCAAAGCCGATCCAAGAATATGCTTGACCTTGGTAACGATAAACATCGGCATCACGCTCTAAGAATCCGAATTCAATCTTTGCACCGCTCGGAAACGTCCAAAGCTTTTCTACTTCTCGGTACTTACAACCAGGGAAGGCCCTGGGGTAGAGTTCTCGGGACTTATCGATTAGTTCCCTTAACTCTGGCATAGAACG